GCAGAAGAATGGTATGGTGATAGAACTAAAGTGCCCGCATATATTGATTATAGAGAATGGATTTCAGATTATCTTGCTTCTATTGTTATAGTTGCTGGAGATTGGTCAAATTATAAAACATTGAGTAATGATACAACATTTAGTAAATATTTTAATAAAAATGGTTTAATTAAAACCCAAGTTAACAATTTCTTTAATGAAAGAACTGTTACTATTCTTGGTAAATATGATGTTTCTTTAATACCATATTTTAAGGATATAAATAATAAAGATATGTATATTAAGAATATCATTAATAATAATACTGACACAACTGGATTATTCTGTACATATAATGAAGATTCATTACTAGAAGCAGATTTTAAACTTGGAAATTTAGATATTATAGGTGATGTTATCGCAGGACAAGATATTAGTAATATAAAATTTATGTCATATGATGCAACCCTTAAAGAAACAATAGTTTATACACAAAAATATTTAGATTCTAGTAATAATGTTATAACCAATAATGTTGATAGTTTGTTGCCATTTGGTAATACTGATAATAGAACTGGAATATACACAAATGGAAGTACATATGATATTTATTTTGATTCTAGTACTACTACATTTAGTGGTACTGCTGGCACTAATTTACAAGTTGGATTTTTAGGTGATGTATCATCTCATTTAGTTATGAATGGCGTTATTACACCTGGATTTGTATCAACCGTTGTTACATTAACTGGTGTTTCTTCTGCATCAGGTTCAAGATATGACGTTTTATATCTTACAAGTGATAATACTGTTAATATTTTATATGGTGTTGAGACAACGGGAACTGCTATAAAACCAGATTATACATTTAGCTTAGATAGTACTATTATTTTAGGTTATACAAAAATAGTTAATAGTTCAGGTAGTTCAACATTAACTTATTATCCTGTGACTGTAGATGAATCTGGATACCTTCCTTTTGATCAAATTCCTGGATATGATGTTATTGCTATTGCGCCTACACCTGACACGTTAGGTGAATTTGTAAGTATTCAGTTTAATGGAACATCAGGTAAAACTGGAATTTATAATGAATATGGATATCTTAGATCAATGTACGCATTTAATGAAATATATGACAAATTATCTACTCAAAGTGTTATGATTGAATTTTCAGGTTTAACATCAGTGACATTTATGGATGGTAATAAAGTGCCTGTTATATCAACATTCCCAATAGATGCAACAACAACAACAAATGCAAGTATTAAAATTTATGTTGATGGTGCTGATAAATGTGTTTATAATAATAAATTTTTACTTTATTATGTTGATAATGAGTTTTTGTTTAATAATGTAGGAACAACTAATACTAATACATTAATAACAAGATACACAGTTGCTGGTGACCTTGCATCTCCATCAAAAGGTGTAGTTGCAACATTTTCTCAATTATACCAGGATTATTATAATGGTGTAATAAATAATTTAGATTATTTTTATGTTAATAATAACAGTGGATCTACATCTAAGATTTTTTTAAAAATGTTTTTAGATCAGTCTAATATACTTACTGTTAATTTTTTATCAACAATAAATCCTGATACACAATATTCTATATCATTTAGTGATTGGTCTGATATGTATAATTATCATTTGGATATTCATTCAAATAGATCAAACTGGGAACAATCTGTTGAAATTGAGGATTGGTTTGGTGATGATCTTAATACTTGTCATCAAATTTGGGTAAATAAAAATAGATATTCAGAAATAACAAAAGGTAGTTATTTATCTGCATATTATGATGAAGCATATTATGAAGCGCCAAATGGTGAAGGATATTTAGAAGGTTCTGTACCAAGAAAATTGACTAGAATCATTAAAGTTCAAAATGATCCAAATAATGTTGATCTTAAAATTCTTTATACAGATGCACCTATTATGATTGAAGATTATAATGTTGCAGATACAGGATTAACAACTCCTAGCTATCAAACATTTACTTATCCATCAGTTGATGTTTATGTTGATGAATATAAGGCTTTAAAAATTTCTCCATTTATTGTGCATACAGATTCTATTCCTAATGGTACAGATGTAAGACAAAATGCAATACTTGATATTATAAATATGGATACTAATCTTGCAAAAGGATTAGCCGATAAAAATAAAATATCTTGGAGATATTTAGTTGATTCATTTGGATTAGGACTTGTCCCTATGGATGGATACGGCTCAAAACAACAACTAGCTGATCTTTGTGGTATGAAATTAAATTGCCTTGGATTTATTAATATGCCAAGCGCAAAAATATTCAAAGAATCAACAAACCCTTCATTTATAGATGATCATGGCTCACTTAATTTAGCATATGTTAAAGCCGGTGCTGACGATAGTAAGAATCCTGATTTTTATTATCAATTTGCTCAAAAACATGGCGATTATGATGGTAGAAGTTGTGTTGGTTATTTCTTTCCATATATTAGAATTTATGATAATGGTATTCCTAAATTTGTTCCACCGTCATCATATGCCGCAACTACTTATATGCAAAAGTTTACTTCTAATGTTGCAGGTATGTTACCTTGGACAATTTGCGCAGGTATTACTAATGGTAGAATTCAAAATATCACTAAAACTGAAATGGATTTTACTAATATTGATCTTGAAAATTTACATTCAATGAATGCCAACCCTATTGTTTATAAAATAAATAATGGATATTGTATCAATGATGATGCATCGGCACAGGTGTTTCCATATAGCTCACTTAGTTTCTTACATTCTAGGGAAGTGCTTATTGAACTTGAAAACCGTATTTATGATATGTTATTGAAATATCAATGGGCGTTTAATACTCCAGAAATTAGAGCAGAAATCAAATATAGAGCTGATAAAATATGTAAAGATATGCTAGATAATGATGCATTCTATGATTTTAGAAATGTTTGTGATACAACAAATAATACAGATTATGTTATAGATTTACAAATTGGAGTTCTTGATACTCAAGTTGAAATAATAAAAGGTATGGGAATTATTGTAAATAATATAACAATTATGAAGAAGGGTGATATTCAATCTAAGGGCTTTGGTCCAACTAATTAAAAAAGTTATTCATAAAAAAAAAGGGAGATAAAATTCTCCCTTTTTTTATTTTAAATAACAAACAAATCTATTTAGAATCTTTATAAATAAGAAAAAGATATTATATGAATTTAGTAGTGGAAGGAACAGTTGGCTGTGGTAAGACAACTTTTGGTAAATTTTTATCAGAGAAAATTAATATTAAATTGTATGAAGAATTGGTTAATAGTGATACCCCAATTTTATTAGACAAATTTTATAAAAAACAAAAAAGATGGGCATTCGCATTGCAAATTCATTTTTTAAATGAAAGATTTAGAATGATTAAGGAAATTAATAAATTAGAAAGTGGAATTCTTGATAGAAGTATATATGGTGATAGTATTTTTGCACAACTTCTTCACGAAGATGATAAAATGTCAAAAGAAGAATATAATACATATAAAACATTACTTAATAATATGCTAGAGCATGTAAACCAACCACATTTAATGATATACTTAAAATGCTCAACAGAAACAGCAGTACAAAGAATAGCAATAAGAAATAGAGGAATTGAAACTGAAGTTCCAATGAATTATTGGATGAGACTAAATTATAAATATGAATCTTGGTATAATGACTATAATCTATCAGAAAAATTATGCCTTAATGTTGATGATTTTAATGTTTTTGACGAAAAACAAAGAGAAGAATATCTAAATATAGTTATAAATAAATTAAAAGAAATATAAAAACCTTGTATATATAAATATTTTTTTTTAGATTTTCATTTTTTTATAAAAATTTATAAAAATTATAGCCCTATATATCAAATTTTAGGAATATTTTTTTATATATCTTATTTATAGAGGAAAGAGATTATTTTTTATATATAGTTAAAAAATAATCAATATATATGCCATTAGCACACTTTACAACAATTGATTCCCATAGAGAAAAATGGGAGCCTATACATCCTAATTTATTTGAAAGTACTATCATTTTACCTCAGGTTTTACAATCAATCCATCCAAATGCGACACATTTGCTTTTGGAAAATACCGTTGAGGCTACAATGCCAACTTATCCAACATTGGCAACACAAGAACAAAGATTTAAATATTCTACTCGTATTTTTCCTATGATGCCAGATACAACATCAATAAAAGATATGAAGATTAAATTTAATCTTAATCAAAATGATGATTATCAAATATTCTGTTTTAAAATGTTAAAAGATTGGTACGATTTAGCTTGGAATAATGAAACAGGAACTCTTCATTATAAGAAAAATTTAGTTGGTGATATTATTATACACCAACATGATAAAGAAGGTAAAGTTATTCGTAGAGTAACTTATCATAACGCAATGATGTTAGCATTTTCTGGAATGGAATCATTGAATTGGGCATCAGGAACAGAAGTTATGAGCCTTGATACAACCTTCGCCGCAGATTATTGGGAAGATTTTTACTATTAACTCATTATCAAGTAGTTACAAAAAAAAGATATAAGAAATTATATCTTTTTTTATTTTTATGATTATTGGGAACAACTTTTCATAATTTTTATACTATATAAAATAAAAAGATATGGAAAAACAATGTAGAATTTGTGGAAAAGTTAAATATATAAACGAGTTTCACAAGAAAAAAGGTTCATCAGATGGTGTAAGGAATGAATGTAAAGAATGTGTAAAAGATATACAAAAAAAATATAAAGAAGCACCTGGAGCTAAAGAGAAGAGAAAAGAATATGATAAGATAAGATATGATGAAAATTCAGATAAAATTTTAGAAAGAAAAAAAGAATATCATAAAGAAAATAGAGAAAAAATTTTAATTCAGAAACAACAATATCGAAATGATCCAAATAATGTAGATAGAATTAAAGATTATATGGAAAGTTATAGAATAGATCATAGGGAAGAATTTAGAGAATATATTAGAAATAATCCAGATATAAATAGTAATGGACAAGCTAGATATAGAGAACGTCATCCCCATATTATTGCTTGGCGTTCTGTTTTATATTCTACTTTGAAAAGACTTGGAACAGATAAACAAGGTCATACAATAGATATGCTAGGATATTCAGCATTGCAACTAAAAGAACATATAGAAACGCAATTTTTACCTGGTATGACTTGGAAGAATCATGGTGAGTGGCATATAGATCATGTTAGACCAGTTACTAATTTTTCTACAACTGAAGATGTTAAGATTGTTTGTGCGTTAGAAAATTTACAACCTTTATGGGAGTTTGATAATTTGTCTAAGTCTAATAAGTTTTAAATTTTATTAATTTTATCTAATTTTAATTTTCTAATTTCTTTAATTGTTGGTTTGTGAGTATGATATCGGATTTCTACGCTAAATTCACAATAGCATTTAGAGCAATAATAATTAACTAAATTACTTCCAGATAACTCCCCTTCACTATTTATTCCAGCTGATCCTGAGACTCCATTACTAGACATTTCTGCATTTTTGTTTTGATTGCAGATTGGGCATTCCATTGAGAATATATTCATTTATTTGTATTAATTTGTAATTTTGTATAAAAAATATAGAAATAGTTTTAATTTCTATCGGTAAAAAACGGCAATCTATCTATAAAAATTGTCAATTCATCTATTTATCAATGTTTTATCAACAACTTATAAAAAAAATTTTCTATATAGATTATAAAACAATTTAAAAAACAATTTAATATTATGAAAAAGATGAACACAAAAACGAAAATGATTTTAGCATTTTTTGCAGGGATTTTATTCCTTTTTTTAGTAAATGTTGGGATGTGTCACAACAGATATGAAAAATTTGAGAATTTTAAAAAAGAAAGATTTGAGATGAGAACTGATCATTTTCAAAATTATAATTTTGAAAATCATAATGCAAAAATGAGATATCATGAAATGAGGAGATTTAGAAATTTGAATATGCATGAAAGATTTGTGTTAAAACAAGATAGTATTGTAACATACAATATTGATTCAGAAAAACCAATAAATGATATTCCAATATTGATAGATGAAGTAGTGGTGATTGGTCATAAAAATTTATTTTAATTAAAATAAATTTTTAAAATAAGGTCCTGACCTAATAATGTAATATTATTAGGTCAGGACCTTATTTTATGGGGGACATAATTGTTTTAATATATAAAGCAAAAAATTAATAAAGATGGCTGATAAGTTTAATGATAAGAAAGAAAATGACGCTCTTAAATATTTGAAACAGAATTTTGCGGGTGATAATGATGATTTAGATTCTATAAAAAAAGTTGATTTGTCCTATTTGGATAATACTCCTTCTAATGAATATATGGTTATACCGCTAGATATTTTACCTTGTGGTATATTTTATAAACCAGGCACAAAGATTAGCATTAGAGCTGCTAAAGTTCAGGAAGTACAGGCATATTCGGTTGTTGAAGATTCAAATTATTTAGATATAACTGAAAAAATGAATGGTATTTTAAGTTCTTGTGTAAAATATGTTTATTCTAATGGTATGCAAGGTTCATATAAAGATGTTCGTGATGGTGATAGATTATTTTTAATTTTTATGATTAGAGAGTTAACATTTCCTGGTGGTAAAAATTTATCAAAGGATGTAACTTGTGAGAATTGTGGTCATGAGTTTAAGATGGAGTTAAGAGCGACTAGTTCTAATAAAGTTCCAAAATCTTTTGTTAATTATGAGATGCCAAAAAAATTAGAAAAGTTTTTTGATCAACAAGAAAGGGTATTTATATTTAAAATTAGCGGTGTAGATTATAAGTTAGCGCCTCCAACTATTGGTATTCAAGAAATTTTCTTTGGTAATATTAAAAATAAAATTCAAGGAGATAAAAATCCAAATGTTGCTTTTTTGAAACTTGCTTCATTTATGCTTCATGATAAAATTAAAATTACAGATGAAGGAATAAAAGCTAAAGAACAAGAATTTAAAAATTTAAGTATGATGACATTTCAAATTTTGAATAATGCAGTAGGTCAAATGCTATTTGGTATTAAAGAGATGAAATGTGGTTGTCCATCGTGTGGTCTGGAGGTCCACACAGACATGAGCTTTCCCTCAGGAGCCTCAAACATTTTCGTTATTCCAGATGCCATTGACGAATATTTTGGATAATAAATTTGGATTTATGGATATTGAGCATATTGCACCAAGATATATAAATGAATTATCTTGGTGGGAATATGAAGAATATGTAACTAGATTGAATGCTAAAATTGAGAGGGAAAATAAGCAGAATCAAGAATCTCAGAAGAATCAGCAAACTCCTAATATGCCAGATTATTCTAAGAAAATACCAAATATGAGTTCTATGATGAATAATTTGGGAAAATATAAACCTTAAATAAAAGTCCAATATAAAAAATTGGACTTTTTTAATTTATATATATTATTATGTTTACAAA